GCCCCCCTTTTTCTCCCCCCGATTGTTGAACAATCCTACGGAGATCAATCTGACTATGCGTGACATTTTTGTGGTCACTCTCTGTTAGGGTACTCGCGTAGAGTGACCACAGGTGGGCGCGAATTGATGGCATGTCGGTCGGGTGGCTTGCTTCTTTTACTATAGCTGTGCTAATCTGAAGTGATGGGACAACGTATTGCTGGCCAGCCGGTGGCTTCAGCGCGAGGTCCGGAAGGTGGTCGGAAATGTCTGAGGAGCCGGATATCAAGATTTACTACGAAGTCACTTGGCGACGGCAGAAATTAGGCGTGGCCAAAACCCGTCATTTCGATGACAGGAGAAAGGAGGCGTTGAGGTTCGCCCGGGATCTCGTTGCGGATGGTGCCGAAATATGTGTGACGAGGATTATCCATGAGATCATTTGGGATGGGAGCTGATGAGCGCCACGGCCCGCCCGGCTCGCTGGTGGGAGGCGCCTGGCCGGACCCGCGAAGGACACCAGGGCCAGATCGTTTCCCCGGTGGATCGGTCCAGCGCGGTCTCGTGTCCAGCGTGCGACAGCAACCCCGTGGTATACAACGGGAACTACTTCTGTGACGGGTGGGTCTTCCCAGGCCCGGCACGGCCGGAGGAAGGCGAGTGCGAGTGGGCCTTGGCGCACCCGGCCACGAGCAAGCGGGACCGCGCGTTCTGTGACCTGGTGGGTATCGGCTATGAGTGAGTCGCTGTGCGTGCCATGTACGGCTGAACGGATGAGATGGGCCGACAGCAAGCCGTCACAAATCCTGCCCCGGTTCGGTTTCACGTACGGGTCAGGCGCGGCGTACGACGTGTCACCGGTCGGACTGCGCGACGGCAAGCGAGCGCGGTACGAGGATTGGCGCAGGTTGGTGAAGTCGCAGATGGCGCTCGTAGCCCGGGGTTGCCGTGAAGGAAGGCACGCGGTACCGCTTGACACTTGAACATGTTTGCCTGAGAGCGGCGCCCCGCCCCCCTTGGCCGAGGGGGGCGGGGCTTGCTTCTTTTACTATAGCTGTGCTAATCTGAAGTGATGGGACAACGTATTGCTGGCCAGAGGGGTAGGGCAATGAGTGACGACGAGATCTCGTACGCCAGGGCGGTCTCCGTGCTTGCGAATGCCCTGGACAACCTTGGCGCCCGCATCCACCGGGATCTGCACGTGGGGAGTAGCTACATCGATGTCAGCGAGGATCCGGCGTTGGCTGAGATTCTGACGGGGTTCTCTGATTTCGCGGACCGGTGTCTCGACGCGCTGAGCGACCCGGATGTCAGGCGTGCGTTGGCGGTCAAGGTAGAGAGGGGATCATGAGAATCCAGGGACATCGGGCGAATATCACGTCCGAGATCATCAGGGCCGGTAGTTGCCACAGTGACAGGCCGGAGATCAAGTGGTTTGAAGCGAACGGCCTAATTGACCCAAATACCGGGGAGGTTGAGGCACTCCTCTATTGGGAGGCGATCCGGAACGACATTCTCCACGTCGTCTACATGATCAAGGTGGTCGAAGGGCGTCCCGCATTGATCATTGACCAGGCGTCGGTGACTACGGGGAGTGTCGGGTTTGGCACCCCGACCCGGATGCTCAGCCATGCGGTCGGTCTTGGCCTCTGTCCGGGCGAAAGGCTCACCCTGGCGGTGGTAAATCGCCGGAACTACCAGGTTGTCCACCGGTGACACACCCGCACCCGCCCACTCCCGGCCCGCCGTGCCCGTGCGGGTGCGGGTGTGTGCTGACCGAGCGCACCTCGTTGGGGTTTGGGGCCGTCCAGTTCGTCAGCGAGGTGTTGGGACTCGACTTGCCCCCATGGCAGCGTTGGCTTTTCATCCACGCGTTTGAGACCGAGGTGGACCCGGACGGTCCGTCGGCGGGGGTTGCCTCGGACTGACCCCGAGGGGGTGTTGGTATGACCGCCGTTGAGTCGCCTACGTTCATGAATCCTAAGATTCCCAACGAAATGCCGGAACCGGATATGGTCGTCACGGGCATGGAAGTGATGATCGTTGAGCCCCGGTACCGCTCAGGGGTTAATGCGCGGGGCACCCTGGCAGTGCTATCCAGCAAGGCCAGGGTGTGGGGCCAATTCGAAGAGTCCGGCGGGACCAGCTTCGTTGGCGCGCGCACCTGGAAGCTCAGGCTCGACGGAGACCGTTCGGACGGTTCATCCAACAGGCACTATGCCACCAGGTGGCGCACTCTGGAGGAGCACCGTTTCGCTGTCGCGGAATCTGATGCGAGGGAGTTCCTTCGCAGTCAGGGGATCTGCCCCGATAGGACTAGCTCTTGGTTCAGTGGCGGCGATGTCATCGCGCTAGCCCGGTTGGTCTGGCTCACTCGACGGGTATAGTCCGGGAACCTCCGGTGCACGCCGGGACTCCAGGTGCGAACAGCCCCACCAGTCAGCTGGTGGAGCTGTTCGCTGCTCCGATCGTGCAGAATGGCAGCATGACGGTAACCTCGCTGACCTCCGCGGTTGAGCAGACGATCGCGGAGATGGGCTGGTTGACTCCGGCCGACGTTGCGCTGCAAACCCTTGCCCTGAAACTCGCTGGTGAGATCGACTCGGCTCGGGCGCGCGCTGACGAGTACACGGCACTCGACGGTCGGTGGGGGGGCGAGGAAGACGAGTACTGGCGCCTACAGCGCCTCGAAGCGTGGTGCGACTTGTCGAAATCGGTAGCCCTACTCGGGCCGAAGTTGCGCGACGTCCTCCGGGACCTCGGCGGTGCCCCGAACGCCCGGGTTGCTCTGGACACCGTCCCGAAGACTGCCGGCAAGCTCGCGCTGATGCAGGCCAACGCTCAGCGCTTCGAGCTGATCGAGGGTGGTGGCGAGAGTGTGGGGTAGGGTCGCCGCCCTAGTGTTGTTGCTGATCGTGGCCGGTCTGTACGTGTGGGTGGCACTCGCTCCCGAGGATGAGCCGAAATCTTGGCCATGTCCCTCTCCGTACCGGAGTTGCACTCCGTCGGGCTGGAAATGAGCGACCTCAAGGGCTCAGTTACGCCGCGTATCTTCACCGCCCCCCTGGCCGCGGGCCCGCCGGGTCCGTGCGGGTGCGGGTGTGCGCTGACTGAGCGCACCTCGTTGGGGTTTGAGGCCGTCCAGTTCGTCAGCGAGGTGTTGGGTCTCGGCTTGTTTCCGTGGCAGCGTTGGCTTTTCATTCACGCATTCGAAACCGAGGTGGACCCGGACGGTCCGCCGGGACGACGAAGGTATCGATTCCGGACGATTCTGGTACTTATTGCTCGCCAGAATGGCAAGACGACCTGGGTTGATCTCAAGAATCTTTGGAAGCTTTTTCTCCGCCAAGTGACGATGATCATTTCTACGGCTCAGGTCCTGGAAGTTGCAGAGGCATCCTGGCTACGGGCATTGGAGATTGTCCAGTCGAACCCGGAGTTGTCCGGAAAACTCGCCAAGGTCGTCAAGACCAACGGTAAATACCAACTCACCCTGACCACAGGGGCCTCCTGGAAGCCTGTCGCCGCAAATCGGGCCGGCGGTCGAGGAGCAACAGGTGACGACGTCAACCTTGACGAGTTGCGCGAGCATTTGACCTTCGGTCCGTGGGCCGCGATCAGCAAGACGACCTTGGCCATGAGGGACGCTCAGGTCTTCGCCTACTCGAATGCCGGTGACAACCGGTCCGTAGTCCTGAACCGACTCACGGAGGTGGGGCGAACTGGAGGCGCAGAGAGCATGTTCTACGCCGAGTGGAGTGCCCCCGACAACATACGGTGCACATGCGCGGGCATGATCCCGCACGCTGACTACTGCCTGCTGCGCGACCCTGAGGCGCTCGCTCAGGCGAACCCCTCACTGGGGCACGGCACGATCAGTCTGCGGTCGCTCAATTCCGCCCTCGACACCGATCCCGAGGCCGTTTTCCGCACTGAGTGCCTCTGCCAACGGGTGCCGGACATGAAGCCTCTCTGGCTGGTGATACCGGAGGATCGGTGGAACTCGCGCCGGCTACTCGGCGAAAGACCCGTTGACGTCGTACTTGCGGTCCGGGTCTCCTATGACAGGTCGCATACGACGATCGCCGCGTGCGGCCTGGTCGGCTCCAAGCTGGTACTGACGGTGATCGAGCACCGTCCGGGTACCGCTTGGGTAGCGGAGCGCCTGGCCGGGTTGGTGGAGAAGTGGGATCCGCTTCTGGTGGTGGCGGAGGACAAGGGCCCCACGGCCACCGTCTACCCGCACCTCGGTACTCCCGCTCAGGATCGACTGGAACCGCGTCGTGGTGATCTGGTGGCGCCGTGGGCGGCCGACGTCGCTACCGCGCACGGTCTGTTCCTTGATGGGATACTCCGCCCAGAGGGCAACCTCTGGCACACGGACGACACTCCGGCGAACACGGCGGTGGCCCATGCGGAAATCAGGCCGCTAGGGGGAGGTCGAACATGGCAGGACAAGGGGGATCATGATGCAGGACCGCTTCAGTGTGAGACCCTCGCATACTGGGGTCATATGATCTTCGCTGCTAAGGTCTCCGCGGCCAGGGATGAGATCGGGGTGTGGTGAGAGCGATCGTCGGCATCGTCGGGGCGGCCCTTGTAACGACCGGGTTCGCGTTCATCTACTGGCCGGCAGGCATCATTGTGGCGGGCGCCTTCCTGCTGTGGGCAGACAGAGCCACGTCGTGAGTGTCTTTTTCCGTTCTGGGCGAACACCGCGCGCTGAAGCTCGCTTCAGCGGCTCGTTGGCTGACGTGGCCAGCTTGTTCCGGAACGCAAGCTCCTCTTTCGCTGATGTCGATCTCTCTATGGCGGAAGCGAGTTTGCAGGACGTCGCCGTCGGGTCGGCCGTCAACCTGATCGCCTCACTCGGGAGCGAATTACCCCTGGTGATCTACCGGGGGAGCGGCCCCGGCGCGCAGACAGTGCCGATACCCGGGAACCTGGAGGATCCATCCGGCGACGGCTACGGCCGGGAAGACTGGTCCTACAAGTACCTGGTGAGTCATCTGCTGCGTGGGAACGCGTTCGGGGACGTGCTGGACCGGGGCGGTCCGTCGAACGGTCGCTACATCACTCAAGTCGACCTTTTCCACCCGGATGCCCCCTCCGGCCAGATTGAGGATGGTCGGGTGGTGTGGAGAGTCAAGGGGCAAGAGGTGCCGAACATGTGGCACCGCCGGACCCGCGCCTTCCCTGGTCAGGTGATGGGGCTCAGTCCTGTTGGTCAGGCCGCGGTGGAGGTGGGTCTGTCTATCACGATGACCCGTTTTGGGAAGCTGTGGTTCGACGAGGGTGGGGTACCCGCGACGGTCTTGCATAACACTGAGCGGGATCTCACCGGCGACCAGGCGCGCACGGTGAAGGACCGATTCATGGCCGCCGTTCGCGGCAAACGTGAGCCGGTGGTACTCGACCGCGGGTGGAAGCTGGATCAAGTCCAGGTGGCGCCGGAAGAGTCCCAATTCTTGGAGACTCGTCAGTTCACCTCTGCGCAGTGCGCCCGGATTTTTGGGCCCGGTGTCGCGGAACTTCTGGGCTACGAGACCGGCGGGAACTTGACATACACGACACCAGGCGACAGGGCAAACGATTTCCAGAAATTCACGCTCAATTACTGGCTTAAGCAGCTAGAAAGGGCGTATAGGGACATGCTCCCGCCTGGCTTGGTGCCGCGGCTCGATAGGGACGCCTTGCTTGAGGCTCTCGCTCGGGATCGGTACGACGCGTATGCGGTTGCTCTGGGTGGTGTTCCGTGGATGAAGCCCAGTGAGGTCAGGCCGAAGGAGGGCCTCACCGTGGACGTATCACTTGACCAGCAACAACCCGAGGAGGGAGACACCGGTGACGGTCCTGGCACTGAATGATCTTACGGTGATCCGGGATGTCCGGACCGCCCCGATGCTCCGTGCGGCGGACGGAGACAGCGAGCGGGAGGGGCTGGGGCTGATGGAAGTCCGTTTCTCACCCTTCAACACCTGGTATCGCATCGACTCGATATGGGAAGGGACGTTCCTCGAACGCACCGTCCCGGGCGCCTTCAAGCGGACTTTCAACTCGTACCGGTCCGCCGGCCTGTCCGGGTTCAAAACCCTGTTCAACCACGGCGGGGACCTCTACATAGGGGACAAGCTGTTGGGGGATGCCGAATCCCTGAACGAGGAGTCGGATTCGCCGGTCTCCCTGGTCCGTCTCTGGGACGTCTCGTACAACCGGGACTTGCTACCGGGGATCCGGTCCGGCGCCTACAGGTCCTCGTTCATGTTTCTGACAATTCGGGACGAGTGGAACGAGGAACCCGAAAAGTCTGACCATAACCCGGACGGCATCCCGGAGCGTACCCTCAGGGAGGTTCGCGTCCTGGAGGCGGGCCCGGTCACGTGGCCGGCTAACCCGGCCGCGTCCACCGGGATGAGGTGCCTTTCCGGCACGGACGCGTACTATGAGGCACTACAGCGACGTGATCCATCTCGGGTCGCGCAACTTACTGCACTTCGGGGCAACGGACCCGCACTGCGCACTCCGTGCCACCCTGGACCCGCACCCGTACCACCGGTCGACCCGGCGCCACGCCACTCGATGGGGCTCACCGCAGCACAGCGGCGAGAGCGCCTATTGAAAAGGTGAGACATGACAGGTTCCGATCCAGTCCTCTCCTTGACGGAGATGCGGTCCCGGGTCGAGGCGATTGCCCTTGAGCGGCGACGCATCCACGACGAGGCTGGGGATGATGCGCTAGACGAGGCGCAGCAGCAGATGTGGGTAGAGATGGACGAGGAGGAGGCGCGCCTCGCGCCTCTGATCGTCGAAATTCAGGCACGCGAGGAACGTGACGCGCGCGTGCAGGAGTCCCGGGCCCGGTGGCAGTCGCAGCGAGTCGGCGTGACGCAGGACCCGTTCGACCAGGACATTCGGACGCTCAACGCCAAGGCGACGATGAGTCGCGCGCTCACGGTGCTCGACTCTCCGGACGGCGGCCGGCACCTTCGGAGCGACCAGAAGGAGAAGGTCGAGCGGAGTATCCGCCACTTCGACCAGAACATGGACGGGGACACGGTCGGCAAGCTGTTGCTTGCCACCGAGCGACCCGGTTACCGCTCGGCTTTCCAGCAGTACATCACCACACCTAACCCGTCTTTCTCGCGCGAGGAAGCCCGCGCCATCGAGGAAGTGCGGCTGATCAAGCGAGCACTGTCGATCGGTACGGACGGATCCGGTGGGTACGCCGTCCCGGTCCTCATCGACCCGACGATCATCATGACCGCACAGGGATCGAACAACGACATCCTCCGCCTGGCGCGACTCGAACTCATCACAAACGACGTCTGGCGCGGGATCTCCACCGCCGGTGTTTCATGGACCTTCCGGGCCGAGGCCGCTGAGGCGGCCGACAATGCCCCGACGATCGCCGCACCGGAGATCACGGCCCGTCGGGCCGACGGTTTCATCCCCTACTCGATCGAGATCGGGATGGACTGGCCGGGGTTCGCCGAGTCGATGTCCGGCCTACTCTCCGACGGGTGGGACGAGCTTCTCGCGGAGAAGCTGACAACTGGAACCAACGGGTCGAACGAGCCTGACGGGCTGATCACGTCGATCGCCGCTGTCGCCGGGTCGAAGCGTGAGGCGGCCACGGCGGGTGCGGTGGCCGCGGCTGACGTCTATGCACTCTGGGACGCACTTCCTCAGCGTCACCGTCGGGGTAACAATGTCGCGTGGATGTCCAGCACGGACATCCAGAACTCGATCCGCCAACTCGGCACCGTTGACCCCAATTTTTCGGTCAACATCACCGAGGAATCGATCGGCCGGCTGTTCGGTCGGGAGTACCCGGTCAACGACTTCATGGCCGATGACCCGACCGGTACTGGTACTCAGTCGCTGCTCGTGCTTGGCGACTTCTCGCAATACGTCGTGGCAATGCGCGCCGGTATGTCCGTGGAGTTGCTCCCCCACCTGTTGGGCTCGAACCGGCGTCCGACTGGCCAGCGTGGCCTTTTCGCGTGGGCGCGTGTCGGCGGTGGCGTGGTATCGACCAACGCTTTCCGCCTGCTGACCAACCGGTCCGCTTGATCGTCCGCCCCCGGCCGGTCATCCGTCGACCGGCCGGGGGCGGATCCCTACCACCGCTCCTGACGGATAGGAGAAGATCAGTATGGAAATGTGGCATTCGAGGGTTACGGCGCATGTGCGCTGGTCAGGGGGTGGTCTCGTGCTCCGCAAGGGCCAGACCATTGCCGATCAGCACCCGCTCAGGATCGAGCGGCCAGACCTCTTCGACTGGCTTGATGTGCGCCCCGAACTGGATTGGGAACCCGACCTGGAGGTCGAGCGAGCCACTCGGGCGCCGGGCGAGATGCGCCGCGGGCCCGGTCGCCCGCGTAAGGATGTCGGCGATGGGTGACGGACTAGTCCAGCTCGCCTATCTACATTCGGACCGGGTCTCGCACTCCTTCCACGTCAGCATGATGCGGATCATCGCGCATGACGCGGGCACCTCTGGCCGGATGGTCAACACCGCTGGTCCGATCATGGTGCAGACGGCGGCCGGCGAACTGTCCTTCAATCGAAACTTAGCGACCGCTAAGTTCCTGGACGAGACGCCGCACGAGTGGTTGTGGTTCGTCGACACTGACATGGGTTTCAAGCCTGACGTGGTTGATCAGCTTTTGGCGGCGGCCGACCCGGACGAACGGCCCGTTGTCGGGGCCCTGTGTTTCTCCATGCGCCCGATAGCCACCGATGGGTTCGGCGGTTGTAGGGTCGCGCCGGTCCCTACCCTGTTCATGCCAGCACTTGACGCTACGACCGGGGTACGAGGCTTTAAGACCAGATTCCGGTACCCGGAGAGATCGATCGTTCAGGTCGGTGCGACCGGAACCGGGTGTCTTCTCATTCACCGTTCAGTGTTGGAGAAGATGCGCGCAGACCTCGGTGACGAGTGGTTCACTTACACCCGATTCGAGGGCGGCGGACCGATTTCCGAGGATTTTTCGTTCATGGTTCGCCTGCTGGCTATGGGTGTCCCCGTTTTCGTGCACACAGGGGTTCCGACCACGCACCACAAGCCGGTGTGGATCGGCGCCCAGGATTACCGGCAGCCCGCGGAAGAGTTCGTTCCGGACGCGGAGCAAGTCCAGTGACCGCGACGTACGCCGGGTCGGGCGACCTTAGCTGGTTGTTGGACCACCAGACGCTCAGTACGTACGGGGTGAAGCCGCGCGCTGTGCTGCACATCGGTGCGCACCGCGCGGAGGAGTTGCCCATCTACTACGCGCTGATGTTCAACCGCGTGTATCTGGTGGAACCGGACACGAACGACATGATCGAGGCTGCGGCCCTGGACGTCGAACGGGTCTCCGTACGCACGTTCGCCGTGGCGAACGTGCCGGGGCCGACTCATCTCCCGTGGGCTCGGTGTACGAACACGATGCAGTCCGGCCTTTCCTCTGTACGTACAGATCCCCCGGTGTACGCGGTGCCACTCTCGTACGTACAGGAGACGTGTACGGGAGCGAACGTGCTTGTCGTGGACACGTCCGGTACAGAGCTGGACGTACTGATGTCCGGGGACTTGTCCGTGTACGACATGGTCATCGTGGAGACGGACACTACCGGCGTACACGCGTCCCCGCATGGCGATGTGGTCACATACATGGCCAGGGAGGGGTTTGTGGACGTCGAGCGTTGGACGCATGGGCCCCACACGTACGCGGATGTGGTGTTCGTCCGTGACTAAAGAGCTATTGGTCATCGTCCCGACCCGGGGTCGGCCCCACAGCGCGCGCCGGGCCGTACAGGCCTGGGAGCGCACGGGTGGCCATGAACATGCCCAGTTGGTGTTCGCTGTCGACTCGGACGACTCGAACATCGGAGCGTACAGGGCGCAGGCGTCGGAGGATGCTTGGGTGCTTGAGTTTGGTACGTGGATGCCGATGGTGCACAAGTTGAACGCCGCGTACAAGGCTCTCGCGTTCAACTCCGGATTCCCGTACGTCGCATTCATGGGTGACGATCATGTACCGCGTACACCGGGCTGGGCTCGTACGTACGTGGCGGAGTTACGCCGGGCCGGTACGGGGATCGTGTACGGCAACGACCTTGTACAGGGTGAGAGGCTGCCCACTCAGTGGGCGATGACGTCGAACATCCCGCGGGTGCTAGGTCGCCTCGTGCCGGCGGACGTCGAGCACATGTACTGCGACAACTCGATCTTGGAGTTAGGGCGGGCATCCGGCTGCATCAAGTATCTGCCGGACGTGATCGTCGAGCACTGCCACCCGGTGGCGGGGCGTGGGGATTGGGACGAGGGATACGAGGCGGTCAACTCCCGTACCCAGTATGCAAAAGATCATGCTGCTTATGGGGTGTGGCTCATGGGGCAGATGGCCACCGACGTGGAGAGCGTTGGCGGTCTGATCTTTCGTGAGAAGATCAAGACGGTCGCCACCGTGTCTGCACTGACCCGAGACCGTGTGAAGGACGGGCGCAGGCCCAACGGGGAGCGGTGCAAGGTCACGGTTGATCAACTCGGCAACACTCTGACCGAGAGTTCCAACCGGCAGGACGTGCTCATCCGGGCCCCCCGGGTTGAGGCGAGGGTAACGCAGAGAGAGGTTCGAAACGGTGAGTGATCAAGAGGGAGCGGTTGATCCCTACGTGGCCGCCGCCATCCAGGCGTCCACCGACTCCAAGATCAAGTATGGGCACCCTCTCGGCGAGGCTGAGACGAAGCCTCTGGAGCCCGAGCCGGAACCCGATCCGGAGCCCGAGGTGGAGGCGCCGGCCAGGAAGTCAGCCTCTTCGGCCCGCGCCGCGTCCCGGCACCGGGCCGCGGCGTGAGCGCGGAGCGCCTAAAGACCTTGCGCGCTGAAGTCGAGGCGCTCAAGGCAGAGACGTCCTTAGCGGAGGAGCTGGTTACGGCCAAACTCGCTTATCAGGTCGACTCCACCCCCGAGAACAAGCAGGCGCTGGTAGCGGCCCGCATCAAGATCAGGAACGCGCGGCGCACGGCCCGGGGGGGCGACCAGTAGATGGCGATCACCGTATCGGGTCTGTACGTTGCGACCCTCGTCGATGTGCTCGACACCACGCAACTAGCCCTGGACCTGGACCTGGAAACCCACAAGGGCGCCCTGTTTTCGAACACGATCACCCCGAACTTCACTACCGACACCGCATACGGAGTCAGCCCGTACGATGCGAACGAGGTTTCAGGTACCGGCTGGGCGTCGGGCGGTGTCGCGCTCACCGGAACCACGGTCACTGCCACCGCCGGCGCAGTGGTTTTCGACGCGGCCGACGTTTCAGCCTCCACCACGACCCTGACCAACGCGCGCGGTTACCTTCTCTACGCCGATGCCCTGGCCGGAAACAACGCGATCCTCTTAGTCAACTTCGGGGCGGACTACTCGACGGTGGCCGGGACGTTTGCGATCACCTGGAATGCGTCAGGAATCTTCAGTCTCGACCTGACCCCGTAGGCAGGCGGGGATGGGTGGCACGGCCAGGGCATTTCCCGACACAGGGAACACCATCGATTTTGCTACCGGTGGCGCGTCCGGCATGGACGGCGGCCCGATCACCATCGTCGCAATGGTCTTGCTTACAGACACCACCAACGGTGGCGTTGTCACAGCGATGACCACCGGCGGCGGCCGGATGTGGGATGTCGAGGTGTTCGCAGGGGCGTACTACTACACGACAACAGCGGGGAATTTCGACGAATCGCCGCTTGATCCCGTAACCGGCTCGTGGCACATCATCGGAGTGACGAAAGCGAGTGGTTCCGCTACGCCCCGATGGCATCGGCATGTGTGGGACGGCTCCCCCACGTGGGAGCACTCGGCCGGCGGGGTGGCCATCGGTGACGCCAGTGCCCCCGGATCCGACGGGATGCTGCGGGTGGGCCGGTGGTCCAGTTCCACGGAGTATCTCAACGGTGTCGTCGAAGTGATCGCCATCTGGGACACGGCGCTGTCTGACGGCGCGATCGAGGCACTCTCGGCCAGCTACGCGGCCTGGCCCGCCGCGTCCCCGCTGGTGCTGTGGCACTTCGACCAAGCGGCTGTTACTACCGCGGTGGACGACCAGTCCACTACAGGTACGGCGGATCAGACCGCCCGCACGGGCACCTCGGTCACTACCGGCAACGCGGATTTTCCTGATTCGTCCGGGTCCGGCGCCACCGTCACCCCGAGTGTGATAGCTACCGTGGCGACCGTGGCGACGTCGACCCCGGCGGCCGGATCACAGGCAACTCCGGCGGGTGTCGCGGGGATTGCCTCGCTCCCGAGTGCCGGACTGTCCGCATCGACGCAGGCAACCCCTGCAACACTCACTGGGGTCGCCTCACTTCCGAGTGCCGGACTGTCCGCATCGACGCAGGCAACCCCTGCAACACTCACTGGGGTCGCCTCACTTCCGAGTGCCACGGTGGTCACGGCTGGCACGATCACACCCGGGGTTTTGCTGGGCCTGGCGTCCACCTATGCGCCGGCGGTCGCAGTCGGATCCGTTGTCGCAGCCCCTACTGTTGCGGTTCTCGCGTCCGTCGGGACAGTTGTGCCAACGGCCGGGACGGATGTCCCGGCCGTTCTCGTGCAAGGTTCGACCCTGCTTCCGCCGGCGAACCTTGCCTCTGGCGGGAGCGTGTCGGTGTCTGCCGCGCTCATTACCGGCCGTTCGACGATCCCCCTCCCAGGTGTGATCACTAGACTGAACAGCGGATCCAGACTGTGGGTCAACTCGTCGAGTTCGGCAAGGCGCGTCCAGTCTTGGAGCGGAGGTGAGCCCGGTGCAATTTGACCTCGGGGACAATGTCCCGCTGAGGCACACCGTCTACGACTCTGACGGTGTGCCGACCGCTGCAACAGTGACCCTGACTTTTACGAAACCGTCAGGTGACACGCTTGCGGCTACCCTCGCAACTCCGTCGACCGGTGTGTACGAAAACGCCGCGTTCACGACCGATGAGACCGGGTTGTGGTCGCTCCTGTGGAGCGTCTCCGGAACTGTCACCGAGGTAACCAGCGGTTCATTCGCGGTCGGCTCGCCGGCCCCGACACCCTACGTGTCGTTGCCGGACTTCCGCGAATATCTCAAGATCAGTGACACGACCAGGGACGCGATACTCACTCGGGCGATCCGGGCCGCGTCTCGCTCGATCGACGCGATGTGCGGCCGGCACTTCTACCTGGATTGGGCCCCGACGGCGCGCACCATTCGCACCCGCGGTCAGACATACCTTGACGGGGCGGATTTCGCGCTGATCGTTCCGGATATCGCGGAAGCGTCGACGGTCGTTGTGTCCGGGCGCACTGTGACCACGGACGACCCTGACTCCGGCCAGGCGATCGCCCGCCTCTACTCCGCGTCCCCCTGGCCGGAGACGAAGGTGGTCGTGACCGCCCGGTGGGGGTGGCCCGCGGTCCCCGACGACGTGGAACAAGCAGCGCTGATCCTCGCGTCCCGCCTCTACAAGCGGCGGGACTCCCCTGAGGGGGTGCTCGGGTCCGCCGAGTGGGGGACGATCCGGGTGTCTCGGCGGGACCCGGACGTCGGTGCCCTCCTTGAGCCGTACATCGTGCACGGGATCGCGTGAGGGGGTGACTTAAGGTTGGATATCGGGGCAGTGCGAGCCGCTCTGGCCGGGTCGTGCGCGGATCTGACGGCGGATATGTCGACGTTCGGCTACCCGCCGGATTCGGTGCCCGTGCCGTGCGTCTACGTCGAGGGCTACGAGATCGACTACCAGTCAGGACAGGTGATGCTCGGGGCTGACGGCCAGTCGATCACCTACACCATGTGCCTGTTGGTCTCCCGCGCGGACGACCTGTCCGGGCACGCGCTACTCGACTCGATCAACTCTTCGGGGGCGGTGCGGGACGCCCTGTACGCCGACGACACCCTTGAAGGGCTGCTCTCAGACCTGTACCTGATGAACATTCGGACGGACGCGTACAAAGAGGTCGCCGGCACGTTCTACTTGAGCGCCGAGATCACTGTCCAGGCGGTGGGTTGATGCTCACGGTGGACCATGGGGCGCGCCTGATATCGGGGGTCGCCGCCCCCTACGGGATGGTGGCGAAGCGCGCGTTCCGTCGTTGGTCGTTCGGCCCCGGTTGCCTAGCGCTCTGGCATCCTGTCTGGCTGCTCAGGGATCATGACTGGTCGCAGAGTGTCGGGCTCGTTGTCGACGTCCGGGAGACAGTTGAGGGTCTCATCCTTACGGCCAGGGTGGACGAGACCCCCCGTGGGGACAGGTCACTCGCCGTGGCCGGTCGGTCCGGGCTTTCGGTCAACGTTGAGGGCTACGAGGTTGATCACGTAGATGGAGTGTGCCTGATCACCCAGGCCACGGTAAAAGAGGTCTCCCTGGTCGCCCGACCAGCTTTCGCAGCGAGAGGTTGAGCAGCATGGCCGGATATGCCCGCGCGCACGTCATGAAGAACTCGGTCTTCACCCTGGAGGGTGTCGACTTCGTCGGACAAGTGAACAAGGTCAACTTCGTCCCGGACACCCCCATCCAGCAGATGAGGACACTGTCGCCCACCGGCACCATCACTGACATCGACACCACCGTATGGACTATGGAACTTGCGGGTGTGCAGGATTTCGGGTCCGGGTCACTCGGCGCGGCTCTGCGCACGGCGGCCGGCACACTCCAGTCCGTCGTTTTCCAGCCCAAAACGGGGGCCGCCCAGGACAAGATCGAGGCGGAGGTGATGTGTATGCACATCCCTTTCGGGGGGGAGCAAGGTGCGTGGCGCACCTTCGACATCAGCCTGCCTGTGGACGGTGTCCCCACCTTCTCGCAGTCCACCTGACCCACCGCTACAGATCGAGGGGTGACGGATGCCCGGCCTGATTCTTCCCATGACCATCCACCTAGTGGACCCGACGCGGGAGATCCACGTCGACGTCGACCAGCGGGACATCGCCGCGTTCGAGCTGGAACCGTTCGGGTGCGAGTTCTCCGCATCCCGGGCCAGGATCTTCACCTTCATGCGTTGGACCGCATGGCACGCCGCAACGCGGCTGAAGTTGCTGGACATGACGTGGGAAGACTTCGGCCAGTACTGCATTGAAGTGTCTGATTTTGCGCCCGACGCGCAGGTGGCGGTGGACCCTACGGCGGCGGATCCGTCCGCCGCCACCTGATCATGGTTGCGTGGGCATCCGCCGGCCGAGTCTCCTTCAAGGAGTTGCTTGAGGACTACGGCCCGAGAGACCTAGCCGTAGTCGAAGAGTTGCTTGCTGAAGCTCAGCCAGCCAGAGAGGTGGGGGAGGTGACGTTCCATTGAGTGCGAGCCCGAGCATCGATCGCCTTGTAGCCGACTTGCGCGCTTTCTCCGCGCGCAAGGAAGTGGTCAAGGCGCTCCGGAAGCGGATGCGGGAGCCCGTCCCCGCGGTACGCCGCTCCATTCAGCAACGTGCGCTCTCCACCCTCCCCCGGCGGGGCGGACTGAATACGTGGGCCGCTAAAACCAGGGTCACCGCAAGGATCTCCGTAGGTGGGTCCGGGGTTACGGTCCGGCTGCGAGGGAACCGTAAGAGCGCCCGGGGGATGTCGGACGTGAAGCGACTCGACGCCGGCCGCGTCCGGCACCCGTCGTGGGGTAGGCGCGGTCCGAACCAGTGGCACATGCAGCGCGTCCGGGCCGGGTACTTCACCGAGCCATCAGTTGAGTTGGAACAGTGGCGGGCCGCTGCCCTTGTTGCTGTTGATGAGGCGCTAGAGGTGATCGCACGTGGTTGACCGGACTGTCGAGGTCGACATTGTCTCCCATGACAAAAGCGCCGCAGGGCTGAGTAGCGCGGCTAGGCGTTACTCCCGTTTCGGGGACGAGATCGACCGGGAGTCCAGGCGGATCGGAGACCGGGCGGGCACCGGGATCGGTGACCGCATCACCACGTCTCTGGGTTCGGTGGCGAAAAAGGTCGGCTACACAGCGGCGGCGATTGGGGTGAAATCTGGTGCCCGGATGGGCGAAGGGATCGCCACCTCATTGTCGAAAGCCAGCCCTCAGGTAACCGGGGCCGTCACTGCACTGGCGATCGGTGCAGCCGCGAACGCTGCACCGTTGCTCGGGGCCGCCATCTCCGGGGCCGTGGTCGGTGGGGCCGCACTCGGTGGGGTGGTCGGTGGGGTGATCCTGGCTTCCCGTGACTCCCGGGTGAAGGCGGCGGCGGCCCGGATCGGTGAGAGTATCGGCGAGACCCTCACACGACAGTCAACGGTTTTCGTCGGGCCGGTCCTTGATGCATTGGGCCTGGTAGATGACCGGTTTGCCAAGATGGCACCCGTGATCCAGCGGACGTTCACGGCAGCAGCCCGTTACGTGGTGCCGTTGACCGACGCACTGCTGGACGCCGGTGAGGCGATCATGTCGGGTGTCGCCTTGGCCGCTGAGCGGGCCGGACCGGTGATGGCTGCCCTAGGTGGTGGCATCCGGACCGTCGGGGACGCGATTGCGGACTCTATCGCACTGTTTTCGACGATGGGGCCGGAGGGGGCTGCCGCCTTCGATGCCATTTTCGCCGTGGTCGGCGGAACGATCCGGGTGCTAGCCCACTTCGTTTTCGTCCTGACGAAAGCGTTCGGGTGGATCATTACTTTGGGTGGCTTGATCAAGGACGACGGCGCCGGTATGGAGGACCTCAGCGGAGACGTGACTGCCGTCGGGGCAGCGACCGACAGTGCAGCCGCCGCGATGGGCAACTTCGCCGGCGCGACCCGGGACGCCGCGGACGCGGTCCTGTACCTCGGGCGCACCCAGATGGACACCGGCAACTCGGCGATAGAGCTGGACGCCTCTGAGGTCTCGTTGGCCACAACACTCGACAGGGTTACGAAGATCCGGGAGAAAGGCAACACGGTCACCAGCGCCGAACGGCAGGGGCTGATCGACTTGCAGGCGTCGATTGCCACGAACATCACAGCGTACGCGGCGACCGGAGCGACACAGGAGCAAGTGTCAGCAGCAAGCGGCCGGCTCTACCAGAAATTCTTGCAACAGGCGCAAGGGATGGGCTACACCAAACAGGCAGCCGAGGCACTGGCCGCACAGTACGGACTCGTCCCGACCAAAATTGACAGTCGGGTGGCGCTCACCGGGGCGGAAGCGGCAGAGGCCGCTATCAGGGAGGTTCGGGACGCGGCGCGGGAAGTAGACCGGACTATCGACATCGCCATCCGGGTGACCGGGTCGTCTGCCTCCCGGTCGGCTATCGCGGCTGCAATCGGCAAACAGAGTTTCATGCAAGACGCTGTTGGATCATTCGGGCGTGGGGCCGCAGAGTTCGCCGCCATCCGGTCCTTTGCCCCCGCGCCGGGGGGGCGTGTCCCCCGGCAGAACATCTCGCTTACGAACAGGTTGCGTGTCGAGCTCGATGGACGGGCTATCGCACCGGAGATGTACCGGGTAGTCAAGGCAGTCACCGATGAAGATCGGTGGCGGGAGAGGACGGGTATCCGGTGACGATCACCCACGTCGGCAACGGGACTACGGCGACCGCCGTCAACGCGCCAGTCACCCCGGTCGCGCACGCGTCGACAGCGGTAGGGGACATGGTCATTGTCTTCACATCGACACGCAACGAGGCCGGATCCTTCTCGTCACCTGTGGGGTGGCGTGCGTTTATCGGCGGTTCGAACATCGGTGCGTTCGGGCGCATCTGGGAATCCGGTGACGTGATACCGGCGTTCACCCCGGTGGGCACTGGGGCCGGTGATGACGTTTTCGCCATGACTCTGACCCTACGAGGGGCGGAGCCCCTCGTACCGGATGCGTTCCTGGCCGGAGTGGGGCCCCTCTCGCAGAGCAACGCGTCCGCGCAGGACATCGCCATCCCGGCACTGGACGTCCCCTACGACGACCTGTTCTGCGGCTACATCGTCTGGAAGCAGGACGACTGTACGGTCATCGCCGGAATTGCCGCATGGAGCGGAGTCACTACGGCCAGCAGTACGGCCGGCAACGACGCGTCGATGGGCGTCAAATACATAGTTCAGACCACGGCGACAGACATCTCCGCTCAGACGCTTGCGGTCACGGGCGGGGCCGCCGCAATCTCAAAGGCCGTGAATTTCACCGTCCGCCCTGCGGCCTCCTTGTCGGTGGTCGCCCAGGATACGTGGCCTACCCGGGTGCTGATCTCGCTGACCGGCCTGACCCTGGATGACACGGTGGAGCTTTACCGCAGCGTCGATGGGGTGCGGACGGCGGTGAGGGCCGGATCAAGTGCTGGGGTAACTGACTCGTCCTTTCTGAAGATAGACTCTGAGCTGCCGTTCGGTGTGCCCGTGTCCTACATCGCTGTAATCAACGACGGCGTGGAGTACCAGTCAGCGGACGTCGTCTACACCCTGGCCGGCGGGAAGGTCGCGCTCACCGACTCGGTTACCGGCCTATCCGCTGAGGTCGTCATCCAGGCGTGGCCAGTCAAGCGCATCGAGCGAAGATCGACCACGTTCGCCGTCGGCGGGCGCAGCGTGGTCGTGTCCGGGGGGTTCGGGGGGTTCAGCGGTGAGATCACCGTTTTCACCGAGACGACGACCAGCGCTGAACAGGTAGAGGCGCTGCTACGCAGCGCCACATCAGGGACGATCCAGATTCGCAACGGCCCAGGTCACGACGACATCGACTCGTACGTGGTGGTCACGTCCATCGAGAAAACTCGATACGACGAGGGTGATGGGGCAGATGAACGACGACTCTGGGTTCTCGACGCTGTGGAGGTGGAAAGCTGGGCACCCGCACTGGAGAGCGCCGGCTACTCCTACGCCGACCTGGACACGGCATACACAGACCTCACCTACGCGGATCTGGACGGCGACTACGCCACCTATCTGGCCCTAGCCCAGGCGGAACTCGGATGATCGAGTTGACGGCGGCGGCCACCTCCGCGCTGACGCGCTCGTACACCTACTACGTGCGCGCGGAGTCCTGGCTGGGTGACGTGCTCCTGGCTGATGACATTCCGATCACATCCGGCCAGGAACAGGGGGACCGGTCGCTGAGGGTGCCGGAGCGTATCAGCCTGTCCGTCCCCCGGATTGACCGTGGCATCGACTGGTCCCCCTACGCCGACGATTCCCCCTTGGCGGCCAACGGCCAGCGAATCAAAATCGAACTGGGTGTGGGGTTGGGCCTGAGTACCGAGACAGAGTGGTTCCAACGAGGCTGGTTCGTGATCAACAAAACTGTTGTCAACGGCGACACGGTGGAAGTCGAAGCACTGGGCCTACTCTGCCTCGTCGACGAGGCGCGCCTCGTCTCGCCTTACCAGCCGACCGGGACGATATCCGCGACCTTGCAAGGGCTAGTTGAACCGGCTTTGACTATCCACGTGAGCGGCGTGAGCGACCGGGCGGTCCCCTCCGGTATCAACTACGACGAGGACCGGTTGGGAGCCGTACTCGATCTACTCGACTCTTGGCCCGCAGACGCCAGAGTTTCGCCCCACGGGTACCTCGAAGTCACCCTGGCCGGAGACTCGACCACGTCGGTCCTGTCCCTCACCGACGGGGCCGGCGGGACAGTGATCGAAGCCACCGGAGAATCGACACGGGAAGACTCGTGGAACGTCGTGGTGGCGCGTGGTACCGCTACGGACGGGGCGCAAGTGCAGGGGGTCGCCTATCTTGAGCGCGGCCCGAAGATCTACGGTGGCGCGTTCAACCCGCTTCCTGTCCCCTATTTCTTCCCGTCGCCGCTGCTCACCACCGTAGACGAGGCCCAGCAAGCGGCAGCTACGGTGATGGCCAGACTGTCCCGTAAGTCAAGCCGGAGCATTCAGGTAGCGCTGGTCCCACACCCGGCGCTGGTCTATGGGGATGTGGTGACCATCATCTCAGACGCGTACACCGGAGACGGTGTGGTCGACGCATACGTACTCCCCTACACCGCGGACGGCGGCGCGATGGTCCTCACCGTGCGGATCCCGAATGAGTGAACTCATCCTCGCCTACGCGACTACCGCGAAATCGGGCACTACCTGTACTGCCTCGGTCAACAGTCAGGTAGTAACCGTACAGGTGGGGCGGGACCTGTCAGTATCAGCCGGTGACTCGATCCTAGTAAGCAAGGTGGGTGCGAGTTGGTTCGTGATCCAGCGCCTCTATGCGGCGGCGGTCGTGGACATCCCGATCAACACCCCAGCCCCCAGCCCCAAACCGTCCGTGGTGCGCGGGTCGCTGGTGGTAACCCCCGTCGAGACGCGTTCGTATCGGACTGCCTACGGTGGGTGGCGCTCTGACAACTCCGACGTCTACCAGGGGGAATATGGCGGGGCGGGTAACCACACCGGATGCGCGTTCTACGGCAGCAAGCCCCGATCACTGGCCGGGGCGTCTGTCACAGACGCCAAGATCCGGGTACGTCGGTCATCTGGTGGGGTGTACGCGGCACAGACCACCACGATGCGGCTCATGACCAACTCGTCTCGACCGGGCGGCACCCCGACCCTGACCAGCTCCACCACCGGGCCGTCCGTGGCCGTCGGCTCCACGAACGACGCGTTCGACGTACCGAACTCGTGGGTGCAGGAGATGGTCGACGGCACCGCGGGCGGGTTGGCTTTCTTCGTCAGCGGTGGCTCCCCTTACGTGCGACTCGCCGGCCGAGGCAGCTGGTCTCCGGCCTTCACACTGACGATCTACTGGCAGAGAGGGTGACAGGATGGCTACCACGGCCAGGGGGATTTTCTACCCGCCTAGTACCGCTGACGTGCGCGTTTGGGAGGATATGGAGACTGCCGCGAACTCGATCGAGGCAGCCCTGGACGACCTTGACGACACCGTGCCATCGATCATCGCCCAGGGTAACCGGGCGACGTCGAAAACCGGTGTCACCTCAGAGACTGCTTTCTTCAGGTTCGACGATTACGCGATCATCGGCGGTCACGGGTACCGGATCGAGGTGACCGGGGTTTCTCTACAGCCTGCCTCGGACGCGTCGACGCAGGTCGGAGCGGTGCGGACCCGGATAACCACTGACGGGTCCACTCCGACCACAGCTAGTACTGAGATCGGGATTCTCCGGCAGCCATGCCCGACCACAAGCAATGCGCCGTTTGCTTCTTTCTCGACCTGGTACTACCCGGCCTCGAATGAGACTCTGAGCGTGCTATGGACCCTGACCCGGGAGGCGGGCACGGTCAACCAGCAATTGGGCGCGGCGTCTGGTGGAATGAAATTCTCGATCACCGACCAGGGAATCGCGCCGGCAGCGTCCGGCACATCGATCTAGGCGGAGGATCATGACAGCGGCACCGATAGAACTGAGGGAGGCAAGGGCTCTCGCTCTCAGCCACCTCGACATGCATCCGGGTGAGACAGTCGGCTCCGACCTCGAACCGGCAGAAGTCGGCATCGTCGGAGACGCGGCGCACGCTGACGGGGGCGACTCGTATCACCTAGGAAAAGACCAGCTCAGCGCAAGCGCGTCCTACTCGGTCAAAGAGTCCGTGCGTGACGGGAAACCAGATATCTACGCGGCAGCTATGGACATCGGACAGTTCAGCCGCGGGCCCGGTAACCTCCGGCACTTCTCCCTCTGGCTGGTCTCCCACTGCAAACTGAAGACAGTGTGGACGCTCGGGATCCGCGAGGTGATCTACTCGCCGGACGGCTCGACGGTCAAACGGTGGGACCGGCTTGGTAAGCGATCCTCAGGTGACGTCTCGCATACGTGGCACACTCACGTGAGCTGGTTTCGGGATGCGCACGGGGCTGGGGCCGTCACGATGGTCCGAGAGTACCTGTACGAAATCGGGGTGCTGGATCGCCCGGCCCCCGAGGTGGAGGAGGAACCGCAGATGTACAACTTCGAGGTCCCACTCACGTTCGCTTTCGATGACACTGGGACCCTGGTGGATCGTGGGTCCGTGCTGGCTATTCCATGCGAGCCTGCTGGAATCGGCGGGGCGTGGGCGGATAAGGGCCTGTTTATCAGCCTGGGCACCGATTTCGCGGTCAACGACGACCTCACGATCAAGGGCGCGAAGGTCAGGGTCGCCGTGCACGACGGGAGCGGGTGGACAGTGCAGACAGTGGACGTCCTACCTGGAGCCCGCACGAAGGTGTCCGTCCCAGCAGCGAAGTCCGATGCTGCCTACACGGTGTCGGTCGGCCGCGTTATGGCCGTCGCAAGTGACACGTTCGTACCACCCGTCGGGGGGCTGATCACCATAGTCTAGATCCGTTAGCCACGGATCTTGACTGAAAGGCGGGCCTGTGCGTGACGGCTCCGGCCAGGGTGACGGCGCTCGCCGCCGCGAAAGACATGTGTCTATTCGTGTTCGGGTGGGCATTGATACTGCATCAAGCCTGGATCTTCCAAACAGGAGGGGAAGTGAGTCTGCCATTTCTGGCCATCGGGGCGATCGCGGGAGGCGTGCCGGGTATCCAACGCCTAGCCGAACTCCGGATGGGGGTGTCGCCATCTTCCTCTACCGAGTCGGAGCGATCGGAACCTCCGTCGCTCTCGTAGCCACAGCCCTAGTGATCATGATTCTGTGGGCCGCCCGATGAAGGGATCAAGATATGAGTGACGAGACGAAAACCGAAACTAAGACGATCGTGGCAACGTGGGTAGCCTTCCTGGCGTCCGGCGCCGCGATCACCGCCCTACAGGGGCTCGACGTGTCTGCTCTGCCGACGTGGGCCCAGGTCGCGGCCGGCTCACTGGTCACCGCGGGGCTGACGTGGCTTGCCGCTTTCAACACGCGGCACAAGCCGACGCGGCTGAGCCGTTCGGCCAGGGAGGCAGTACAGGGGATCAAGTCCTGATACCGTAGATGGCGTAGTCCCCTCCCGACGGCTGGTTTGATCCCCTCCCGGTCGGACGAAGAACCCCCCGGTTCATGGCGGCCCAGGGGGTTCTTCCTTGTCCAGGTGGATCAGGCGGCGCGCCGCTCCTTGATCAACTCTCGCCACACCTCGGTAAGGCCCTCGAAGTCGCTCTCGATGTCGTCGACGTAGCCCGAGACGTCGAAACCCATCGCCTCCCCCTCCAGGCCGGGCCACTCCTGGAGGGCCATGTGGAACGGGGTGCGCCATACCGGGCAGGCCGTGGCCATCCACTCCTGACCGAGGATGCAGCTCCAGTTGTCCCTCATGTCCAGCTCATCCAGGTCGATCCGGCTCACCCACCCCGGCCGGTTCTCATCCAGCCAGGCGGCGCCGGCTGCAACCTCGTATGCGTAGTTCATGCCCGTGGTCCCCTCTCGATCCGTCTCCCGTTTACTATAGCACGCGGGAGACTTCCCGCAAGAACTGATTCCGAACTTCAAGCAGTACCTCAAGGCGGTCCGCGGCCAGGCGGCGGCGCTCAAGGGCGATGATGTCCCGGCCGCCCTTGTTTTTCAGCCAGGAGAGATCAGCCAGCGTCGAGGCGATCAGGTCGTTCAGAATCCCCGTGAGATCGCCGACGTCCAACACGCGACCGTCAAGAGGAAGAGTGCCCCGAGCATCAAGGAAATCACTAGCCCGGAAACCGGCGATCCGCTCGTGTGACTCGTCTTCAAGCGCGGGTAGACGCGGGTCGCCGGACGCATAGAGGGCAGTGATCTGTTCGGCGGTATATGTCCGCGCGAGATCGCGGACCGTTGCGCCTCCCATGGAGGAGTCCTCCGCGGGTTGTCCCGGTTGTGTTCGACGTTGTAGCGGGGTCGGTACGAACCGGTCCCGTCCAGATGCGGCGCTCCGCTCTTGATGTACCACTGTTCGATCCCGTCCAGTTGAGCTTGCGTACACGGACCCTGCCACACGATGTAGACGCCGGGGTGGACGATCAAGTCCCCCCACCACTGTTCTTCCCGGTGCTCCTCGAACCGGGCGAGTGGCAGGCCGGTGGCTCGGTCGCGCCGATGCTCGCCGGCGGACTGGCCGATGTACCCGACCTCTGAACGACTGGTCCTCTCATCCCTGGTGACGACTACGTACACGCACGCCCATGTATGTACGTAGTCGGGCTGGCGGCCCGCGCCGGAGTCCGTGCGTGTACGTAGTCGTACGTGTCGATGCCTCACCTCGGGTACGTACGATCTTCGTCGTCGTACACGTACTGATCGACGTCGTACGTACGCGGCGTGTACAACCTCTCCGAGCTGACTCGGTACGTCGTGTACTCCGTACGTGTACGGCGACGGCGTACCGAACGTACGAACAGCCAGAGTCCGATGGCGAACACGGCCACCCCGATCATGTACATGACTCCGGACACGACGGCGCTGTACGTGTACGCCCAGAAGGCGGGTCCGTACGTACGAGCCACCATGTACCCAGCAATGCCTGTGAACAGGGACCAGCCGGCGGCGCGCCTGAACTTCCAGAGACGCGCGTACCGGTCGGCGTGCCTGGCGCCGTATTCCCTGCCTGCGGCTTCCTCCGCCGCGTCCCCGAAGATGTCCTTACCCATGACCCCTTTATCCCCTTCCTCCCGAACTGAAAGCCCCATTTAGGACTTTACCGGAGCTTTAGGGCGTCACTCTAAGTGAGGTAAATCGTGCCCTAAAGCTCCGGTAAAGTCCTAAATGCCTACCGCCATAAAGCAGGCATTTAGGACTGATAAATCTCTCTTTACTATTAAGCAAGCGCAGGCCGTTTAGTTGTCGGCCCCGACCGGCTCGTTCATCTCTACGGAGAGTGGCGCCAGCACCAGGTAACACCCTGCCCTACCTGAGCCGCCCTGAGCCATCGGATCGACGACCCGAACCTCCCACGGCTCAGCCCGGTCCGTGCGTCGCTGCAACTCATTGCGGATGTTTTGGTTCGAATGACCCGTGTTCGGCTTCATCGCGGCGAGATCCGCAGGACTCGTCATCGTCTTACCTTGGACGAGGATCGTACGAAGGTGGTACTCGATCACCTTCCGGAACTCCACGCTAGGGAGCGGCTGCATCATTCGGTCGACGTTCGGATCCTGCGCAAGGGGGCGGTTGTCGGCGGGGTTGTTCAGGCGTACGGGCTGATCCGGGTCGGCGTACAGGTCCTTCATCTCGTCCGGCTCTTCCGGTACGCCGTACTCTCCCGCGCCGTCTTGTACGTCCGTACGCGTACGAGCCGCACTCGGTACACCGCTCTTCAGCGCCTCGATCTCCGCGTCCGTACGTACGGGGGACGCGTACTTGGCGAGGGCCGCGCCGAGTTGTTCGTTCGTCGCCCGGTAGAACCTGATCGGCTGAGCACGTCGCTCCCGCGGCTGCCCCGCGTAGATGACCATCGCCTTGCCCGGTACCGAGTTACCCCACGCGCCTGGCTGGTCGGCGTTGCTCATGATCTGCTCGTGGATGTCCTCCGGTAGGAGCATCGCGGCATCCCGCGCCGAGTCCTGCCCGAAGCAATACGTACCGGGCATCTGCGCGCGACACGTAGTCGGCACACTCGCCCAATCGAACCGTTGGGTGACCAGAATGATCAACCAGCCGGCGGACCGAACCTTACGCAGGATTCGCTCGATGACCTCAGCCCCACCCCGAACCAAATCCGGGTCGAGGATCTCGTGCCCCTCCTCCAACACCAGGATGCGGAACTTGTCACCCCAACGCGTGACGCACTCAGGGCCCCACTGATTGATGCCTGCCTTGCCCCACTTGTCCTGACGCCCCATCGCGTCACGCTCCACCCACGCGAGCAGATCCATCACATCACGCCGGTTCGCGGCGACACCCGCATCGTCGACACCGTTCGTGCCGACGATGCGTTGCGCATACCTGATCAACTCGCCGAAGGTCTGCCACACCTTGCCGCTCACGTCCGCCGCGAAGAACTCGACGTTCGTGCGGCACAGAGCCTCCACCACCGTGGGCCGCCACCCCGCCGACTTCCCGGAACCGTTCACCCCGCCGATCTTCTTGTGCATCAGTGGCCGGCTTGCCTCTTCGTCCCCCGGTAGCCAGTCCTCCGCGATCTCACCGTCCGGGTACGGCCCGAGAGGCACCGGGTGATCCTCGATCCCTGTGCCCGGGTACTTCGGGCCCGGCCAGGGCGTCGGGTTCAGGTGCGGATCGATCAGCGACGCCGTGTAGGTGACTCGGGTCGAGTCGGCGTAGTCGGGTGTGATCCGGATAGCCCCCGGCCGGAGAGAATGAGCCGACTCCAAGCGACCGGCCATCCCGATCAGGTCACTGGGCACGTGCTTACCAGGGATCCCCTGGATCGAGCCCTTGATCAAGCCGTTGGCGCCCACCTCCGCGTCCGCGGCTAGCCTGGCCCCGTCCAGGATCTTTGCTAGCTCGCTTTCGGCTCCCTGGCCGTCTGCCTTGTCCTCCGCCGTTGGGCGGGCAACGCGGTTGATGTTCCAACTTATGCACATGATGATCATTGTCACTAGCCAGAGACCCCACACCTGGACGGTGAACGCCCTCAGCGCGAACTCCGGGAGCCGCCAGAACTCCGGCCAGACGTCGACGTCTGGCCGGTGGAACAGCCCGAACATCACGGCGACTTCCAGCCAGACGACCGCTACCCCCGTGGTCACTCCGGCGTGGACCTGTATGCGCTGGTCACCGCGGTCGCGGAAGGCCATCAGGGTGTGAATGACCAGCGCGGCACCGCCGACACCGACGGCCGTACCGATCACCACAGCGCTCGCGGTGCCGGCAGACGCCATCCACCGCAGCGACAAGGCGAGCGGTAGCATCAGCAGCCACATCGACCATGGCGCGAGATAAAGCAGCGCGCCGGTGGAGGCGCGCGACTTGGCGTTGCCGGACGCGGCCCCGATCAGGATGGAGCCGATGGGCCCCCACCGACGCTTGCTCATGAGTACCTCGCCCGAACCTCGTAGGTGGACCAGATGGAGTGGTGGAGGTACAGGGAGCCGGACCGGAGACCGGTCTCCACGGACACCTCGTCCCCGGCAGGCAGCCGCTTCCCGTCCTCGTCGGTGATCTCGACCGACGAGTCACCCCCGCCCCTGGGGAAGATCAGTGTGGCCATGACCCTTATTTCGCATAGCCTGATCCGGCGGACCATGCGGGTTTCTGGCGCGGTCACGGATGGAACCCCCTCGTCGGTCGCCCCGGCCTCGGGTTGAGCATCGGGGCCATGTACCGGTAGAAAGCTGGCCTGAACTTCACAACAGCCAGCTGTGAAGCGTCCAGGAGATCCGCCGCGTGTTCCATCGGGCGCATGATCCGCTTGGCGATCTTGCGCGCTTCGCGCGGGTTGCGAAAGTCGCCCCACGTGCTCGCGTTACTCACCGACACGTTCCCCCACCCTCCGAGGTCTGCGTCCTGGAAGTGCTGCCAATTCTCCATGATGGTTAACGCCAAGGTGTGAGTCAGCTCGTCATTCATAACCTTGACGATCTGCGCAGCGGTCCCTGTGACTAGTCGGAGGTGATCTACATAGGCGAAGAGGTCCTCGAAGTGGGGTTCGTTGATGGCGCCGAACCAGTCCTCAAGTGGCGCGAAGTCGGTATGCGACCCCATGTCAGCCCCTCACTCGATAGAGAGCGTCGACCTCATGGATCAACTTCAGTTGCCCTCCGGAGATGGAGCGCAGGACGAGGTCCTCTTCCCACGGGAGTAGGAACATATTCCCGACACGGCTATCCGGGTCTTCCATCTCCCGGAAGCTCAGACGCCCGTGCCGTCCTATCTCCGCGAAGAGGCGGCCCTCCTCCACCAGCCGGACGAGGTGCTGCCAGTTGGAGTGCGCCCGGTCCACCGGATCGCGCGCCACCTCAGCCCCTTCGTCTTTGCCGTCCATGTGCGTGATCCCCTCTCGTCCGCTGTTTCCTTTGTTCACTATAGATCAGGGGGCTCCTTGATCGGCACCCCCGCCTTGAGCCTGTCGCTACCCTCCGCATGCACCATGGCCACAAGGGACCCCGGCGGCGAAGCTGCACACGAAGAACAGGACCAACAGCAGCAGGACAAGTACAGAACTCCTGGTCATGCGCATGTGACCCTTTCATCCATGTGTCTCTCCCTTGACTATAGCATTGGCCCGCTAGCTCTTAGCTATAGTAATGAAACGTATCAACGACGGGACGATCCCCTTGCAGGGGCTTCACCTGTGGCCGGGGAAGCGGAGCTGGTCGATCCGCATCGAGGCCTGCGCTACCGCCAGGACAAGCAGCCCCAGCTCCTCTGCGGCGCCATAGGTTGCCAGCTCGCCCGCTTCTGCGTTGAGCCCGCTGAGCCCGGACAGTCGCACGGCCTCGGCGAAGGCTTCTGCCGGCCTACCATGGTTGACCTTCACTCCCGCCATCGACAGTCGGGTTGCGGCGGTCGCTCGGTCGGACACCCGGTAGCCGGCGCCCATGGGCTCGACGAGAACGCGAATGGTGTCACCGTCGCCGTAGGTGAGGGGTAGATCGATGAGTAGCCCATCACCGTACGGGCGTGCGACGGTGTGATCGTTGATGGCGCGCAGGATCGCACCTACGGCATTTTCGCTGTTCATGGACACCCTCTCGTCCCGTGCGCCCTTCCCTTGACTATAGCATGGGCCCGCTAGCTCTTAGCTATAGTAATGAAACGTATCAAAGGCATGGCCAAGAAGAGAGGCCCCTAGGGGCCTACCCCTTCCCCGCCCTCAGGCCAGGCCCGCCTCCCGGTTCCACTGGGTGGTCAGTTCCTCATACCGGTCGAGGATGAGGCGCCCTCCGGACCATGCCCTCAAGACGTCCCAGCAGGTGTTCAGCTCCGAGTCTGTCATCGGGTCCTCCTCCGCGTCTCCGTCTTCGAGCCACACACCGTCGATCCGGAGGTAGGTGAAGGTGTGTCCGCCGCTGTTGCGCGGGTGTCCATCGCTGACTTCGACCTTGTCTGCGGTCCGGAGGACTGTGGCCCTGATCTTCATCCCGATCCCCTTTGTTCGTCCCCTTGCTTGTACCTTTACTATAGCACAGAAAGGTGCCCCGGGAGTAACCCCGGGGCACCTTTCTCAAGATTCTTTTAGGGCCGGCGCGCGCCAGGCTCAGCCCCTGATCTGCGAGTACTCCGGGAGGCGGGTGATCTTGTTCGGGTGGGTGCCGGCGCCGAACACCGTGCCTGCGATCGACGTAGCGGTCTGAGAGGTGTTCTTCAGCAAGTCGACGACCTGTGCACGCTGCTCAGCAGTAACGCTTGTACGGGTGGTCCGGCGAGCCGTGCGGGTGGTGGTCTCGATCAACTCGTCGACCGTCTCCGTCGGTGCATCTTCGACCTGAGCTGCCTTGATCTGGGCTACCTCAGGCACTTCACCCTGCCCGGCGAGCGCGCCCCGGACCGCAATGGCCTCAGCCCTCACGTTTGCGACCCGGGCCGCGAGGGACACCCGCGGCTCAGCGGACTCGATCGCACCACGGGTGAGCAGCAGGCCGGCGGTACCCAGCAGCATCATGCCATCCGGCACCAGCGGCCCGACAGCAACGATCACCCCATCCTCACCGAGGAAAGTCAGCAACCCTGCTAGGTGTCGGTAGCTGACGACCAGGGCGACTAGGGCGATGACCCCGAGCCCCAGGGTCTTGACCAGCCAGTCTCCGATCCTGGCCCGCCACGGGATCCGGGCGAACGACTCAAGAGCCAGGAACGCAGCCACGACGACCAGGGCGGACCAGGCGACCGCGAACGGGTGCGGGGAGTAGTCCACCGACTCGGCGTAGATGCGCCACCCGAGTGCAGATGTCCCCGAGGTGGGCAGCGGCGGGAGGTAGGTGTGTCCGAGGTTGCCGGCCAGGGAGGCGCCGGCGCCCGTGCCCAGCAGCGCGCGTGCCCAGCGGCGCCCGGAGCGCGCGTCCTTTGTGATCGTCGTCTCGCCCATGATCCTCAACCCCTCAGTGTCTTGCCTGTATCACTCTATCACTATAGTAAAGGAGACTGTGGGGACAGGCAAGCCGAAACCCCCGGGAACCTCAAGATTCTTCCGGGGGTTTCGGCTTGCCTGTCAGTTCCGGCCGATGGCCCTAAGTCCAGCCTCAGTGATCTTGCCATTGAGGAGCAACCCCCGGGTGACCAGTGCCTGCCGAGTGGAGCGGCGCATGCTGTTGACGGGGAGCCCCTCCGCGACGTACGTGAGCGCGAGGAACTGAGCCGGCGAGAGCCTGAAGAGGTCCACCGGGGCCCGCATAGGCGCAGACTGCAAGCCCGGTCCCGCCAGTGGCTCGCAGTGCAGACAGTCCACTGCGGATGCACGCGGATGTAGGTGGCAGGTGCCCAGGATCTCGAACCGCTCGGCGGGCAGGCCGAGTTCGGCAGCGGCAGCACCACGGAGCGCCGCGATGCCCTCAGGAGAGGTGGAGTCCGCGCCATCCGGGACGAGGCCAATGACCTCACCGTCTAGGCAGACGGCTAGCGGCATGTGCGCGGACGCGTTCTGGCGGCGACTGCTGGGGGAGGTCATACCGTTGGCCCTTCGATGTGAGTAGTGTTTACCCGTCCGCCGGCGCTCTTCCGGGGTTTCAGTAGCAATCCACTTCCGTATCGGCGCAGACGTCAACAGCCCGACCGTTCGCGTCTACCTGGATCACGAGCCCGTAGACGCACACGGTCTCGACGGTGCATCGCGCCCCCGGCACGACAAACCCGGTGTAGGTGGGCAGGAACTCCTTGAGCCTGCCTGCTATGTCGTTGATCCGCGCGTCAGTCGCCCTAGGCCACGCGTCCCTGAGTATCTCAGCGAAGTCTTCTTCCAGGCTCACGATCTCGATCTCCTTCATCGCCGTGCCCTTGCTTGCTCTTTTACTATAGCACGAGTGGAGAAGGTTGGCTAGGATGTCCGATGACAGCACAAACCCCCCGGGCGATCGCAGCAACCGGGGGGCTCTCTGTGCACCGGGGGACCCGGGTGTGTCGGGTCCCCCGGCGGTCTACATCAGGATGCCGCGTGCCGCTCGACAATGGCCCAGTACAGCTTGTCCGGAACCCGGCTGGTGTCAATGAGCCCGTAGATGCTCTTGATCTCATCGACGATTGCGTCGACATCCCACTCGGCAGGATCTTCGCCCGACCCGGAGATCGAGCGCTTGACCATGTCCTGCATGTCCCTGGCCGTGATCACGATGTGCCCCTCTCGTCGGTTCCCCTCTTCCCTACACACCTATAGTAAAGCAAGGACCGCGAGAACACAAGCGGAGCCTCGACCAGGATGTCGAGGGTATCCCGCAAGTCAGCCCGTACATCGGTGTCATGTCCGTACGGCACCACGGATCGGCCACGGCGCGTACCCGGCGGCGGCGAGGAACCCGGTCCTGCGCACCACGTCATCACGTCGGCGTCCCAGACATCGACCACGCGGCTCAACACGCCTGTCGGCAGACGAGCCCGGTAGCCCCGCCCACGCTGTCACGTTCACGGGGAATGCAGTGCGCTGCGGGTCGAGCACCAGACTGTTCTCGTCCTCTCCGCTCGGGTCGATCGACACCGGGAACACGCTCATCCGCGTTTCCAGGCCCGGTCATGTGCTGCGTGGGTCTTCCTGCTAGCGCTCGCCAGTGCGGCCAACAGCTGGTCGAGAGTCTCCGGGAGGACCCACTCCGCGCGTTCGAGGACCTGGTCCACCGCGTGGAGGAAACCGAGGGCGACCAACCGTCCGGCCTCACTGCGCTCCGCACTCTTCCCGAACGCGTGGACCTGGTCCTGAAGGCCCTTGATGACCTCACCATGTGCCTCACAGTCGAGTGCCTTCGCGCCGGCCTCACGGATGCCCCGGTCCCGGTCTACCCGGGCGTGGGTCGTCTGGTCGCTCAGGAAACCGACGTACGTCACGAGGTCCACCACCTCGGGCATGAGTTCCGGTGCGTTACGTATGATCTTCCGGGCACTGTCGCGGATGTACATCGACGTGGCGGCCATCTGCGTCTGCGGCCCGTCGTAGAACTCGTGCCGCTGGTCCAGGTGGACCCCGGACGGGTGCGGCGCCCGATCCAGCTCCGCACACTTCGTGCGCGTGCACGCGACCTTGTGGTTAGGGTTCGTCGGGTCGTACCGGTTCGTCACGCTCATCGGACGTCCCACCGGTGTCGGGCCGCCCGTACACCTGCGTCGTACGCGCTGCTGAACTCGGCCGGCAGCAGGCCCTTAGCGACCATGACGTCCACTGCTTCCCGGACCGACACGACAGGCACCCAACGTAGGTAACCTGCGTGGTACAGGCAGATCTCGCCCCGGTCCCACCCGAAGCGCAGGCCGTCGCTGCTCCGCTTCCACCCGACCCATACGGCCTTGTCCCAGCCGTTCGCGCGAGCCCACGTGAACACCCGACGCAACAATGTGATGTCTTCGACCTTGAGGCTCATCGCCGCTCATCCGCCTGTGTCTCATGCACCCAGCAACGTGCGTTGCCTAGCAGTCCAGCCAGGAGCGATCGGGGCCGCGACGTTGCCACACCAGCCCAATCACGCACTTTGCCCCCGACCTCAACGTGGACGACCATGCTGTGCGACTCGCCTTCCACGTCGATGTCATGCTGCATGTCCCACAACACCGCGTGCGCTATGTTCCACCCGTCGCCGTGGTCATCGGACGCCAAGAACTCTGCGACAACCACGTCCTCAACTTTGACTCTAACTACTACCCTGGTAACCATCAGGCACCTCCGTCCATGATCGTGTCAACCTGTGCCAGGACCTTTGCTACCCGGTCCCGGATGTACTGCTGAGTGTCCGCCACGTCCGAGCCCCTCCTGGTCACCTCCGTGTCGACCTTTACCATGATGTCTTTGGCCAGGACGCTCAACAGTCGGTTTGCGCGGTAGGTTCGGACCTTGACGTCGCGCCGGTCGACAAGAGTCGCGCCTCGTTGGCCGACGCGCTCCAAGGTCATGCGGGAGAACTTCCGGCCATCTGTCAAGACGATCATGGCAGGGGTGAGTCGGTCGACCACTCTGGTTTCGTAACCGGTGACCTTAAACCAGGAATCTCGCACCTCCACGGCTACCCGTTCCCCCACGCTGATCCAGTCGGGTAGGTCCATGTTCTTGTCCACCGTCTGATCCCTTCTCGGAGGTATGTCTTTAGCCAAAGAAGTAAGGGAGGAAGGGGGGGGTCCTGTAGAGAGCGGTTTCAAACCGCTCACGGCTGGTGTACTGGTTGCGGTACTTAGACCTCGGTCATGTCCTGATCCCCTCTCGTTTGGCTCTTCTTTACTATAGCACAACACCCCCACCGAGTATCTCGGTGGGGGTGTTGTTTTTTCGAGGGGCGCGAGAAAGGTCTAGGAAACGGTGCGCTTGCGGAACTCGCTGTACCACGCGAGCGCGAGTGCCTTGTCCTCGGAGGTGAAGTTCGACAGGCCCCACGCGAAGTTGATCTTTGCTCCGGGGTTCCGACCCGCAGCCGCGAGCTTGTAGTAGACGACGATGGCAGCATCGATCTGGTCCGAGGTGACCAGATTCTTCGGGGTCTGCTTGGAAGGGAAGCGGCGGATCCGCCCGACCCACATGCCCCCGTTGACCGGCTGCCCCGCCCTGACGTCGAACTTGTCTTTCAGCTGGCCGATGATCTTCCCCTGGAAGACGTGCGTGGACTCCCACTCGATCGGCCAGGGGTTCCCACCAGCCCCGAGAACGATCACCTGCCCGGTGTCCTCCCACTCCCCGGAGGTCTCATTCTTCCTGCGCTCCGGCACCTCGATCGGCTCGCCGGCCAGCACGACCAGGCGGCAGGTGAACCGCTCCTGGACCCCCCCACCGAACTCTTCGCGCTTAGGCGCATCCGGGATGTAAGACGTCGGCTGCAAAATCACGAGGTGATGGTTCAATTCCTCGTACGACACGTACGGGTAGGTGTTACCGCCGCCCCCGCCCTTGACGGACTCGGGCTGCGAGTCCCCGAACGGGTCGTACGCCTCATCGGGCGCCGCATCCGTTGCACCGCCGAACGGGTCTGCCGCTGTCGTCATGTGCCCTCCATAGGCCGCTGTGATCACCGAGCGCATTGCTCGTGTGCGAACGGGACTCGAACCCGTATCTCCCCAGGGAAGGGGCCTCTACCTCGTTGAGTTATCGCACTGGCCGGGTTCCCGCCCGACCAACGACCGCCACGCAGGAAGGCCATGAGCGTTGCGGGAACAAGCTCTGACCTTCCGTGCCTCTTGCGATCGAACCGTGCCCCTTGCGGTTTCGAAGCCGCAGGGGGCCCTCCGTCTCTCCGAAGAGTCACGCCTAGGCTCCGGCGTTCGCATCTCTGGTTTCCACGTGCCGCGAGGGCAACGAATTGTTTCCGAGATGTGCCCCGGGCCGGAGTCGCACTGACCTCAATAGGGAGTACGAAGCCCTACTGACACTGCGTTACGAGGCTTGACGCCAGATGTGCCGAGAGGGTCCGGTCAGATCTGGCGCCCCGCCTTTCCGGGGTGTCAGCGAGAGCAAGGTCCCGTGCACTTATCTAGCTGCTGCCCTCACACCGTGACTATAGCACAGGTAGAACGCCCGTCAAAGCACTCCGATAATTCGTCCCGGCGCGCCGGCCGAGGTACAGACGTCCGTCCCCGTCGTGAGAGTGCACAGCACTGTCTTCACAGCATCCAGGCGTGGTCACGGTTCCCGGTTCGGCCGGCGGGACAACAGGTTCTTGCCCTCGCTGCGCCAGGCGCGCGCGTCCGCACAAAGCTGGGCTGCGAACTCGTACCCGCGGCGGATCGGTAGTTCCTCAACCGTCACCTCATCCTTCCCGTCCGGGTGGACCAGCGGCATCCAGATGACAACCGCTCTGTCCAGGTCCATCGGGTCCGGCATCGGCTCCCACAAGCGCATGTGCGGGTTCCACACGTGAGACGCGTTCGCGTACAACCCGAGCTGGACGGCCCATTCGCAGGCAGTCCAAATCTCCCGAGCGCTCTTCAGGTCAGCGATCACCCACCGGCCCGTGACCTGGTCGAACAGGATCCGATCGAGCCGTCCGACCAGGTTGAACTTGGGTACGTACACAACCCGCTCGACATACTCGGGGATGACCTGTAGCCCGACTCGTTCCAACGCCAGGCCGTAGTTGATAATCTTCGGTTTGACCCACGACGGGACCCGACATGTGCAGCCGGCGCCGAGATCGTGGCGCTCGTAGAACGCGTGGTAGGCGGTACCCCGGGTCGAGCCCTCGCTAGAGCCCGCGCGTTCCTGCGCGCGGGCCGCCGTCCGGCCGAATGCCCGCTTATCCTCCAGGTCATGCCCGCACGCCTCCAGGTACAGCGTCTCGTCGAGCGTCAGCCCCTTCACCGTCTGCTCGACCTTCCACCGTTCCAGCGCAAAATTGTCTGCGAGGGTTTTCACAAAATTCGTGACGCGGGTGTGCGCGTACTCGACCCCCGTGTGCTCCTCCTCTGGCCGTGGGTAGTAGTAGCGACCGTTGCGCAGATGCGCCACCTCTTCCGGCTGCGCATCCCCGAACGGGTCGTCAAGGTCGACCCGGTCTGTCATTCCGTCCCCTCCCAGTAGAAGACATCGCCAAGCTCCACACACCGGTACCACAAGTCGCCTGGAGTGACGTCCTGCGGGGTGCGCCCGTCGGAGAACAGATGCACCCCGGCGTCGGAGAACGACTGGTCGACCAGCTGAGAGCAGATCATCCGCCGGTTACTCGACACGTAGCGCGTCAAGTGCGGGACCGGAATGTGGTACTGCATCGCCCCCAAGTACCCATACGTGGAGAACCCGTACGGGGTGCCCACGTACCCGCGGGCCGCGTGCACAACCCGCATGATGCTCGGACCGTCGAGCGGGAGGCGGACATAGGCGTAGTTGGCGTTGTCTCGCCCGCCCAGGGGTGCGTAGCGCGCACCCCTGGGCATCGCCTCCACCACCTCGTCCTCTCCGGTGACCTCGAAAACATGCGTGTACCGGCACGCGTCACGGAGCAGCAACAGACCCAGGGAGACCCCGAAACCGACACCGCCGGCGATCACCCCGAACCCGATATCTCCTGGCTGCGGTCTCATTCACAATCCCCTCTCGTCCAGATACCTCATGTAGATCGCGTACTGCGGGTCTATGCGTCGGGTTGCCGCATGCGCATCGATGGCATCGGACAGTTCACCCCGACGCATCCCTTCCTCGATCAGGAAACTCCAACGCGCGCGCTGCTTGTCGGATATCGGCAGGCGTCGCCACGCTTTGCCTTTGGTGTTGAGTACAGCCTGGCCGTGCTCATCGGCTACGGACTCGCCCCATTCCATCGCCATGTCGGCGGGCATCGCCACATGCTCGGTGCGGCCGGCGCCAGTCCGGCTACCCACCCAACACACGTCCCAGTAGTCGTCCGGAGCGTCCGGGTCGCTGGTCGGCATGAGAGTGACGTAAAGGTCACCAGCGGCGAGATAGCGGGCACCGCCCTCCGTCGTGCCCCACGTACGCCGGGACGCGCGCATGAGCGGGTCGAACTCTTTGACCTTGACGGGGCCGCGCCACAACGCCTTCTCCTCCGCAGCACCGGCTCCATCCCCACGGTCCCCTTCCTCCTCAGCCTCAAGCAGCGACTGGCCATCGCGCGGCTTCAGGTCCTTTTCGCTCAGGTCGACCAGGGAGCGAAGATCATGTGAGGCGCTCGCACCGACCATGTCGAGCAGTAGGCAGTCTTGCTCCTCCCACGGGAGCGCCGGGTCAAGTCGCGCGCCGCGCCCTACGATCTGCTGGTAGAGGCGCTTCGACTTGGTCGGCCGGCACATGGCGATACAGGACACCGTCGGCTCGTCGAAACCGACGGTGAGAACCGCACAGTTACAAACGACCTGCGTCTCACCGGACTTCAGGCGCGCCAGGATCGCCCGGCGTTCACGCTTCGGCAGACCCCCATGTACCACCTCCGCGACGATCCCTTGCGCGATCAGCGCATCGGCGAAAATGTAGGCGCTCGCCACGTTGGGGGTGAATAGCAGACCCTTGCGGTCCGCTGCGTGCTCAAGGTATGCCTTGGCCACCACCTCCGGCGCCATCGAGTCGGTGAGTGCGTCTGCCAGGGACGTGTCCTGGAAGTCGCCACCTTGCCTCTTGACCCGCTTCAACTCCAGGTCATCGACTTTGACCTGTATGCCACGGATGTCCACAAGGTAATGCTTGTTGATCATCCACAGGATGTCTCGGCGATACGCCACCGTCTGCCAGATGTCCCTCAGTGCCTCGTTGTCGGCACGGACGAGTGTCGCTGTGTAGCCAGCCACCGGCACCTTCGCGTCGAACCCACCGAACTCGCGGACGCTGGCGCCGTAACCGTTCGTCGCCAGAGCTAGATCGCACTCGTCGATGATGACGAACGAGACGCCCTTGATCCGGGCGCGCCGCGCAGGGCGGTCGAGGGTCTGCTTCGACGCGATGATGATCCGTGCGCGCACCTCGTCACGCAGCGCCTTGACGATGCCGACCTGAATGTGCGGCGCGACGGCGCGCACTGTGCGGTACGCCTGGTCGGCCAGCTCGTCCGTGTGGACCAGGATGACGACACGGCCGTCCGGGTTCAGCTGGATGTGCCTGGCCGCCTGTACGGCGAACGTCCGTGACTTACCCGACCCGGTAGGCATCACAGCAGCGGCCCGGTTGACACCGGGCCGCCCGAATGCCCGCTCGAATCCGGCCAGGCATTCCTCCTGGTGTGGCCAGAGTGTCAGGGTCTCGCTCACCGACCCACCCCATCGACCGACTGTTCGGTCCTCGCCATGTCGGCATCGGCGGCAGCCTCGATCAGAAAAGATAAATTCGTGTTCGCCGGACCCCAAGTGAGGTGCCGGGCAACCTCGGCGGCCACCCGGCCGTAAGTGGCGTACTCCTCCGAAAAGGCGGCGGCGGTCTCGATGTTGGTAGCCGACTCTCGCTCGATCTGGTCCGCCATTGTGCGAAGTTGATCGACAACCTCGGCCACTGCCCGTTCCACGCGTACCCGGCCGGCTGCCTCACGGGCGATCCCTTCTTTGAGCAGCCAGGCGGGCCACTCCTCACGGATCAGGTCGAGCCATGTCTGCACATCATCCGGAGGGATCCGCCAATCCAGGTCGTAAGCAGTCGAAGGGATCGACAAGTCAACAACGAGCATCGCTATATGCAGCTCCGTTCCGAGCTGATTGGCGACATAGTCCACCATCTCCATGCGCGTCACAGGCATGACCTCTTCCCGTCGGTGCCGTACAGGATCGACTCGACGGGCAGACCGGAGTCCAACACCCTCAGATGATCCGGGCCGTACCTCACCCGCACCACAGCGTCCGAGGACTGCTGGAACCGGAAGTCGGACGCGTCACCCTTGTCGATGACAGCAGAGGTCATGCCCTCATGCGTACTGATCTCCCGGACCGGATGCCACGTGCCACGCGAGGGAGAGAAAAGCGAGTCACCCGGCCACACCGTGCAGAACGCGTCCTCATGCTCTGCCTGCCCGACGTACGTCGGGCAGGCCTTGCCGCCGCGGCCGGCGCAGTCACTCTCACCGTGCTCAAGCGCGTAGCCGCAACCTCCACACATGTGCAGATTCGAGTCACAGTCTGCACAGAACTTGCCACCCGGGGCCCACGGTAGATCCGGCATACGCTCGACGGAGATCCGCACCTGGAACGGGATGGCGTCGTACCCGTCCTGGAGGTTGTCAAAGTGCAGATGGAGAACGCCGTACTCCCCGGGCCAGGAGATCGCCACCTGATCCGGCTCCGCACCAGGGTCCTCCTGGTTGTAGAGGTATGTACGCTCACACTCCTCCCGGAGCGTGGCATAAAAGGCGTCCGCGAGATCCTCCTCCAAGCTCGGTCGCTCATCGGTCATCGGATGCCCCCTCAATCTGGCGGAGAGTGATCTCCTGGTCGATGGCTACCTTTAGGCCGGTCGCCGTGTAGCGATGGGTGTCGCGGATACCCAGATCGACGGCGATAGCCCGGAGATCCCCAAGCTCCGCCACGGCGACACCTCGATGGCAGCTAGCCTCTGCGTGCTCCGCGGCGCGCGCCAGAGCAGCGAACTGTAGGGCCATCTGGGCCCAGCCCTCCGCCGTTGTCGATCGGGGCACTCGCTGACCCATCGGGCGCAGTAGCCCACGGATCTCGGCCAGCAGAACCGTCACCGTCATATGCGGGGTGTGAGTCCTCGCCATGGCCGCACTGTTCTTACCGCCCATCGTCTTCCCGCCCTTTCCGCAATGCGCTGAAAATTGTCCCTTCCGAACAGCACAACCGGAGCCCCATCTCCGAGTAGGACACGCCCCTGGCCTTCATGCGACGTACCGCCTCCACCAAGAGCGGCCCCCTCAGGCGGATCCAGTGCCCGTCCTGCACCACCAGGTCCAACGTCAACTCGTCGGAATCCGACCTCGTCCAGGTCACCACGGCGTTAACCGGTGTGCCTGCGGCTTCCCACAGAACACCGCGTCGTGATCTGCGTCGATCAGGCACCTGTCGACGCGACCGATGGTCATGGGGATATGCGCGCCAGTCTCGTACTGCGAAGTGTCCAACCCGGCCAGGGTGCGCAGCCGCCACAGCAGGTCTGCAAGCACCTGGTCCACGTGGCCACCTTCCCAATCGACCTTGTTCTCTGTGTCCGCGATTACTTGTTCCAGGTCGTCGGACGAGACGGAAGGCGGGCCCGGAATGGGCTCGATGGAGTCCAGGTAGCTGACATCGAGGCAGCGCCAGTGGTCGCCACAGTAGGTGATAGGCGGTCGATTCTTGTTCCCCCCACGGATGCGGAACTCGATGGTCGCCGGCGCCGTACACTCGCCGGTGTAGATCGTGTTGATAGCGATGCACTTCGGTCGCATGATCTTCGATCCCCTCTCGTCCAGGTTCCCCTTGACTATAGCATGAGGAGCGAACGCGTGGGGCGCCACAATCGCGGGCATTGTCAGCTAGGGTGTCGAGCATGAACATCTCCCTCACCCCCGGCCAGGAGCGCACCCTCGCAGCCAACCGGGCACGGCGGGCCCCCCGCAACGAGGTCATGGCGGAGCGTCTACGCCAGGACGGGTGGACCGTCACCCCACCAGAAGCCGACAAAACTCCACGCCAGGAGACCCGGGCATGACCCGGGAGCACGCGAGAGCGACCGCGGAGAAACTCACACCCGGGACGAAAGTCTGGCTCGTGCCCACCACTCTCGGTGCGTCGACGATCTGCTGGTCGCAGACCAGAGCCGTTGTCGTCTCCGTCCGAGACCCTGAGGTGACCGTGCGCGTGGCCGGCGGTGCCGAACACACCCTGCACTGCGACAACGTCCGCCGCACCGCCCCCCGCGCCCCCCGCGCCCCCCGCGCCCCCCGCGCACCGAGACCGCCGAAAACCGAACGCCTGGTCGGAGCGGAGGAGCTGCACCTGTGGTGAAGCCCCGGGGAGCCGAACCCCCGGGGCCGATTGCGCGATCAACCAGTAAGGACAAACATACATGAATGACATAGACGTCGCCCGAGAGCTGGCTGCCGCGGGCGTTCCGATCTTCGTCGCGCCACCATGCACCCTCTCCTGCGGGAGGCGCGACCACACACCCGGAGAAGGTCACAACGGCACCGGGTTTCATTTTCCCATGGCGTGGCAGCTCACCAGAGCCGACCCGAAAGCACTCGATGAATGGGAACCCGGTGCCGCCGTCGCAATGGTGTGCGGACACCTGTTCGATGCGCTCGACGTCGACCCTCGCAACGGGGGAGAACTCGGATGGCTCGGGCTCAAAAACACAGGGGCACTCCCCCGCACATACGGAGTCGCAAGCACCCCGAGTGGTGGTGAACACCACCTGATACTTTCGCTCGGAATTGGGAAAGGAATCGCCGCGCGCGGGGTTGACCTACAGGCAGGCGCCCCCGACGGGGAAGGCCGTGGGTTCCTCTTCATCGCACCCACGATCAAGCGCTCAAAGGTCGATCATGAAATGCGACCATACCATTGGGTGGAGTTGCCGCAGATCGAGGCAGCCCGCGAATTCGTCGGCATAGACGACAGCGGAGAGATGCTCCGCTCCCGGGTGCTAGCCACCCGCGTGCCCCCGGCCGCCGCCGTGACCGTGGCGGACGACCCGTTCCCTCTGACCAGGCAGCCAGAACAGGCAAGGGACGGGGAGTGGACCGAAGAACAGGCGAAAGACGTCTGCCGTAAACAACTGACAGATCTACGATCCACCCGCCAGGGAGACGGATTCAACTCTGCCCTCAATTCAGCATCGATGCTGATGGGTCACTTCGTGGGCGAGTTCTGGTCGATGGACCGGGCACGCGGCATCCTGCGCGACTGCGTGACCCGGTCCGTGAACGGGTGGGCCGACACATCCAGCCAGGATGAGCGCACCATCACCTCCGGCCTACTGGCCGGCTCCCGGGAGCCGTACCGGCGGGTGGAGAAGGATGCCGCGGCCCTGCAAGCAGCCATCGAGGAGCCGGCGCCCGACGAGGTCGACGCGTTTATCGCGCGCCTCCTCACACCGGCCGCACTCGGAGACCTACCCAACCCGGTACCACTGATCAACGGGATCATGGACCTCGACACCGAGGTCTGGTTAGCAGGGCAACCAGGGAGCTTCAAGAGCTTTATCGCGCTGGATTGGGCCGGGTGCGTCGGGGCCGGTATCGCCTGGCAGGGGCACGCCACCACGCAAGGTCTCGTCGCCTACATCGTGGCAGAGGGTGCACACGGGATGAAGCTACGGGTGCGCGCGTGGGAGGAACGATACAGCCAGGAGATGACGGGGGTGCTGTTCCTGCCCTCCCCCGTCCAGGTCACCGATGCGAAAGCGTGGAAGCTCCTTATCGAGGGGTGCAAGCGGCTGAAAGTGTCGATGGTGGTACTCGACACTCAGGCCCGAATGTCCGCCGGTCTGGATGAGAACGGCCCGGAGGGGATGGGGATGATCCTGCACGCGACCGCGAAACTCCGTGAGGAGACCGGCGCGGCGGTCGTGCCCGTGCACCACCTGACCAAGACGGGGGAGAGCGTGCGCGGTCACGGTTCCCTGATCGGGGCCGCCGACACCATCGTCAAGCTCGTTCGGCCGCCTGGCCGGGACGGGGAGGACCTACAGGTGGAGGTGCACATGGACAAGCAGAAGGACATGGAGGAGGGGTCACCCCTGACCCTCCGGATGCGTAGGCACGATTGGGGTGTGGATCATGAGACGGGGCGCACGCTGTCGAGCCTGAGTGTGGCGGAAGTCGATCCGTTCACTTCGGCGCGCCCGGCCAGGAAACCGGACTATGAGGAGAATTTGACACCGAACCAGGCGGAAACGTTGCAGATCATGCGTGATCTGGCGCCTGACGAGGGTCTGACGATCACGGACATCCTTCGGTACCTGAACGAAAGGCGCCGGCAGCTCCGGCCAGAGGGTGCCCGGACGATGGCGAAAAGCTCGCTTCAGCGTGCTCTGACGGGTTTCTGTGAGGGTGGGATTCTGTTCCGAATCGGTGCCCGGTACGCACTCGTGGACGACGTCTAAATGTCCTGAAATGCCCGTACGCATCGGAGATCAAATAGGGTAGTTGTTGATCTCCGATGCGTACGGGCCCTGACCTGGGAAAACGTCAATTCTGTACGCATCGAAGATCGTTTGTACGCATCAAAGATCATTGATCTGTACGCATCGTACGCAAAATGCATGATCAAAAAAATGTGGCACCTGACCTGCCTAAACTCGATAGTTGTACGCACGGTACGCATCGACCGTACGCATTGCGTACGGTCCCCCGAGCACTGCTGTACGCATATCGGGGGTCCCCTTATAAGGGGACCCCGATGCGTACGGCTCCGCGTACGAGCTGGTTTCAAGATCTACAAAACCACCCCTCGTGACCGGTCGAACCCTCCTGGCCGGCTTCTTCGGGGTGCCTCCCGGCGCTATAGTCACGGGGCAACCTGGTTTACCGGCAGAGGTGGGGATCATGAGAAAGCTCAAAATGCAGTCCGAGGCGCTCGCTCCGGTGGCAACGTCCACCGCTCGACGGAGCACATCAAGAAAGCCCGCTGAGAGGCCGCACGGCGTGATGACGGGGCCGGACGCACACCCGAGTCAGGGTGCCGGGTACATAGTGGCGCAGAGAGGCGCTCAGCGGGTCGCGTGGCGTCTGCGTAGTGTCGGCATTGGGGAGCAGTCGTGGCCCTGCCTGGCCGGAAAGTGCTGGTTATGCCTGGTTCGTGCCTGTTCTTGCGCCTGTCATGGGCGTTGATCCTCGCCTGCTATAGTCAACGTACGGACGTTCGACTAGCGGAAAGATCCATCTGATGAACAGCGATGAGGAGAACGTGCCGGACCCGGATCCGGCCCCCGACTTTCCGCTTGGCCGGGGCAAGCCGGGAATGAAGCCCTACCCGGGAGGTGGCGCCAAAGTAGGTCCTGCCTGGCGCGCCATGTGGGGAGCCATGGGTGTCGCCGGCGACCAGTTCACCTCCGGTGAAGAGCTTGAGGAAGTCGGGGCGTGCGCCGGGGACTGCGAGCCCTGGACCGCCAAGCTCCTGCTGGTGAGAGCCGCGAACGCGGGTCTCATCGAACGCGATTACGAGCTGATCAAATCCCGTCGGCGAATCAAGTACCGTCGCTTCGGGCGCCCTGATGCTTAGCTTCTATGTGGTCGGCACTCCGCGCCCGAAGGGCTCGCTCACAGGAATGAGTACGCAGGGTTCCACACGCGTCCGCATGGTCGAGAGCGTGGACCCCGACGGCGTGTTCCGGACGGCGGTATGCCACGCCGCATACACGGCGATCACCGGCCGCCTGGCCCCGGCCATCAGCTACCGGGACTTCAAGTCACCAGTGGTGCGGGCGGGGGTCGAGCGCGCCGGATACCCGGTGCGCGGATGTGTCGAAACGCGGATGCGGTTTGTGCTCCCCAGGGCACGTGGCGGTCCAGAGTGGGCACCGACTGAGGGCGGTCGGGACGTTGAGAAGCTGGTCCGCAACGTCCATGACGCACTGATGGACGTCGGAGTCCTTGTCGACGACGCACAGGTCACGACGTTGGGACGGATCTCTAAGCGTTTCGTCGACGAGGACTCTTTCGAGTCCCCCGGGGCGTACGTCATGGTCCTCCCGGATCTGGAGGAATCCGCCTTGCCCCTAGACGCCATGGATTTCGAAGCCGAGAGTGACGTGTAGCCTGTCGCTGGACTCGACTCGGAGGTACCGATGGCATCGAGCACGCTAGCCGGAGTGATCACTGCGATCGCCGCGACTTTCACCGCCATATCGCTGGTCATCAGCGCAATAGCGGGACTGATGGCGGCCCGCAGGGTTGGCCGGAAGGTTGATGCGGTGCACGTGATCGTCAACCAGCAACAGACCGACATGCGTAATTATCAGCGCGCGTTGATAAACGCATTGGAGGAACAGGGGATCAAGGTTCCGGTGGACCAGAGTATTCAGCCGCCACATCCACCATCGGCGTAATTCACGTAACTGAATGGGGTAGGGGATCATGCCTGACATTGATATTGATGAGTTGGCCGTGAGGGGCAGGCTGGTCGTTAGCCTGCGGAGGGTGACCGACCGTGCTCTACTCCCCATGGACTTTTCCTGGTGGCCGGGGTCGTTCCCGGCGGGCGTGCAGCGGCGAATCGCGCACCGAATCTGCACCGGAGTGTTCGGACTCCGGTGCGCCGAGGTGGGCCTGGGTGGCCTCGTTTACGAGGTGTTCGTCCGATGATCTGGGCCATCCTGGTGCCGCTGGTCGTGGCGAACCTGACCAGCCTGATCATCGTCTGCAAACTTGCAGGCACGCGCCCGCGGGTCGGGCCGATCCGAAGGAAGACTGCGTGGGGAGTAGAGCCCGAACACACGTGTTAACGGCTCGTGATCTTCTCCTCGTTTCGTGGCACAACGCCCGGCCGGCTGAGACCCGACCGGGCGTTTCCATCTCCCCGCCCGCCATACTTGTCGATATGGCGCTCCTGCATGGAATCGACCTGTCCAGGTGGCAGAAGGCACTCACCGTGGCGGCGATCACGGCCTACGCGCCGGAGATCTCGTTCGTCAACATCGCACTGAGTAAGGGGGCCGGGGGGCATCCTGAGACTGAGGCGCTCCGGCCGGTGTGGTCCCGGGATGCGTGGGCCGCCGGTCTGATCAGGGGCGGGTACCACTGGCTGGATGCGGCGTCCAGCGGGCAGGCCCAGTGGGACGTGTGTGCGAGGGAGGCTCTCGCCACGTTCGGTTCGATGGACGGGTGGTTCTTGCAAGTCGACTGCGAATCTGACGCCACTCAGCAGATAGCTGTTGATTTTCTGCGCGCGGCCACGCGGGAACTGGACCGTCCGGTGGCGTTCTACACCGGCGATTGGTGGCTAAACCCCCGAGGCTGGCTGGACGTCGAGTACGAGGCTGACTACCTGTGGTCCGCGCCTGAGGCAGGCAGGCTCAGCGCGGTACCCGCGGCTGGCTCGCCACACTGGGAGTGGCACGGAGTGGGCGGCTGGTCCGAGGTGCACCTACTCCAGTGGTCTGCCAGTCAGAAGGTGGCCGGGGTGACGGTGTCGAGCACGGTGGTCCGTAAGCCCGGGGTGTTGACGGCGCTATGCGGTGGTTGACGCTGGTTGCCGGCCCGCCCTGTGCGGGCCGGGCCGATTACGTACGTGAGCACATGACCCCCGGCGCGCTGGTCATCGACCGGAGGGTGCTGGGGCACAAGACGTATCACCGGCGTGTCTCCGATTTGGGGCGCACCACGGGTGAGGTGTGGGTGATCGAAGGGGCTGCGGGTCCCGACGCGCGTGCGAATTTGGCTCGCAGGCTCGGGGCGGATGAGGTGGTGGTGGTGTGCCCGGACGAGGCGACGCTGCTGTCTCGGGCTACTACCGGCGCCGACCGGGTGGGTATCCGCAACTGGTTGGTGAAAGAGCATGGCCTATCGCGGGTGCGGTCGCCGCACCGGTCGGGACATTTGGCCCGCGAGGTGCGGGCTGCCACGTTCGTCACGTATGGGACTGTGTGTGTGATATGCGGGCACGACGGTGCCACCGAGAGCGGGCACGTGGTGTCCCTGGCCGTGGCGCCCGACCAGCCTGTGTCCGCTGAGGGCCGGCGCCCGGTGCACGGCGGTTCGGCCCCTTGCCCGGTATGCCACCGCGCCTGCAATCAGCAGCAGGGAACTCGGTCGATGGATGCGACGTTCAGACCTCGGTCAGCGTGGTAGCAGTGGGTAGTGGCGTGACTGAGGGTGACACGGTGTGGGTAGCAGTGTGTAATGCGGGTAGTGGTGTGCGTCTATGTGTACCGCCTGTGCATAGGCGAACGTATATGTGTAGTGCGAAACAAACATACATCACTGTGTATATACGCATGTCAGTGGCCTGATTTTTTATGATCAACAAAGCTGGACAC